ATACAATCAGGTATCTTACCAAGGTTAGATGTTACCTGTCCGTACCATTTAGCTGACATTAATAGTCCTCTTCATTGTACGCAGAACCTTCATTATCATCATCATTATCATCATACTCTTCTAATTCTTCGTAATGTTCTGATATTGCTGTTTCTAAATAGTCGTCACTTCCTTTAAACTCTTCTAGATCTTGTTCTTCAATGCCGTATTCATCTAATAATGTTACGTAGGCTTTTGCGGCTTCCAATCTATCTTTTTGAGGAATGTATTCTACTACTTTGTTCCAAGCATCAAGTAGCATCGCTGTCTCCGAGTGATTCATCGTCATTTGCTCCTATGGTTTCTAATTTGGTTTTATTTATGTTATCCGAACCTAAGTTTTCTTGGAACTCAGCCATAACTAAATCCAGTTGTTCACCAGTCCATTGTTTTCGGAAATGCAAATGCTCTTTTCCAAATCTATCAACATACTTTAATCTATTACCTTGTTTAACCAGTAATTCTTTTTTCTCAAACAATTCAACTAACCCTGAATACGGATCCATTCCACTTTCATATGGAATTTTTACTTGTACTGCTTCAAAGGGTTTATTAAATCTTGACTTCATTACTTTACAGGCCGCTCTTATACCCATAACATCTGTTATCTTGTTGCCATCTTCATCTTCTTTGAGTTTTAATTTTCTCATAGCAACTACTACAGAACTTGCATACATAAATCCTTTTCCGCCTGATACTTTATCATCTGGGTCAAACATATCTTGTGATGCGTATGTGTGATTTGTTGCTACTAATCCAATACCTTCACTACCAATTAAGTTTACAGTATTTCTAATAAGTGCTGTTAGTGATTTAGCTTTTCTACCTAAGTCACCTTTCATCTCACCTTTTTGAAATTGATTTACATCCGTTGGTGTCAATAGCATACCTAAACTATCAATAATAAACAATATTTTAGGTTTATCTGGTTTAGATTCATAATCTTTTTTATAATTTATAACAAAGTCACTAATAATTTTAGCAACGTCATCTACCATTGAACAATTAATTCTTATCATTTTTTCAGGTGCTGTATCAACCCCTAATGCTTGTAGCCAATCTTCGTGTAATGCATTTTCACTATCTATAGCTACACAAAAAATACCTTGCTCTTGTGCGTTTTTAATTAAATTACCAGATGCAATCAAACTCTTACCTGATCCTGATTCTCCGGCAAACATTGTAACTCTTCCTAGTGGAATTCCTTTATTAAAATCACCACTGATCAAATAGTTTAATGTATAATTTCCTGTTGATACCCACGTGTCTGGATCTGATTCAAATCCTGTAGAAATACCTTGTATACTTTTTGTTAGCCCTGATCTAAATTTGCTAACGTCAAACGGTCTTACCATAATTTCTCCTATTCGTTAATACGGCTGTGGGTTTCCCCACAGCACATATTATATAAATTATTTGTTGGCTTGTCTACTTCTAATCATTGATAAAATATCATCTGCTGATACTTTACTTTGACTTGTTGTAGTTGCTGGTGCTGTTGCTGTTGCTGTAGCAGGAGCTTCACTTACTGATGCTGTAACTGTTTCTGCAACTTTAACTTCAGCTTGTACAGGTGCTGGTTGTACTACTGCTTCTGTCTGTACAGGTGCTGGCTGTGTTGTTGCCGTTGCTTGTACTGGTGCACTTACTGGCACTGAAGTAGTTGTAGCTTTAGATCCTGTGTTTAATCCAGCTGGTTTATAGTATTGTCCAAATCTTTCTGGATCGTACAATTCACCATCAACTGATGCTTTAAACATCTCTTGAATCACATTAAGGTCTTCTTGAGATGGTTTCTTAGGCATATAATCAGATAAGTTATGCAAACCATATTGTGTTATTGCACCTTGTTCTGATTCACTTAATGATCTTGCTTTAAATGACCAAGTGGATGTTGAATAATCAGCATAACCACCTTTTTGAGTTTTAGTCAATTTAAAATCTCTACCATTTGCCGTATCAGTTGGAAGATCTTCCATATCAGGATTCATTAATGCTGATCTGATAATTTGATAAATTGATGGATTAATTACAAACCTACGAATAGGATTCTCTGGTGTAGTGTCTTCATCTAGTGTTGAGTTAACTACAAAACCTTGGAAAATATAACTTCTTTTTTTCCAATATTTTCTACCCATATCTTCCAATGCAGGATCTTTAAACCAAGTTCTTACTTCTGCAAGTACCGGACAAGGTTCATTAAACATTTCCATACAAGGTACTTGTACTAGAGTTGGCTTTGTATCTGCCGCTCCTTTAATACCTGGAAATGGTAATTTGATCATTGCTCTTTCTTGCCAGAAGAAAGTGTTTGATTTATCTCCGTCAGGTAAGAACCTCATTGTTGAAGTTGTTCCTTCAGGTATGTTCCAAAATGGGAAGATTGCGTTGTCTTGAACTGATGCTCTGTTTGAGCTTTTATTGTCTTGTGCCGCCAGTTTCGCACGGATGTCTGCTAATGATGCCATATAATTTGCCTCCTTTTATTAAGCCTATGTTTGCCTATATTAGCCTGTGTTTTAGTTTGCCATAATGTATAAAATGTTTAAACATTATATACACATTATATTTAGCTTTTATGAAAAAGTCAAGTCTTTTTATTTGGAAAATTGAATTATTTTATCACTATATTTGTTATAGCTTTTTTCCAATAACTGTAAGTGTTTTTCAGGATCTAGTGGACCAGTTACTGTTACTACCCATTTTAGTTCGTCTATTTTTTTAGCACCGTGTGGGTATACTAATTCATTAATTACGAAAGCATTTGTATCCATTGGAACATCAACATATAATAATGGATTGTCCTCAGATGGTTTATGCTCTTTGCAGAAATAAAAACTTGGCTTACGTACATCATTTAATAGTAATCTAAAACCAGACGGTTCATAAGGAGATAGTTTGTTTGAATCTAGATCTACCGCGGCATCATTGTGTAATGGAACATCTTTTCGTTGCTGTACAAGTTCTGCGTGATTGCATTGTATAGGCAGTTGTTCAATTAGTTTTATTATGCCTTGTAATTCTTTTGGTAGATGTGGATTGTTTTTAACTTCTTGTGTACGTTCTAATCTACTTGACCAAGATTTTCTAACTATAGAAGCATCTGCCCAATCGTCAGGCTTTTCAAATCCTTGTCCACGCAAACAAACTATTCTCCAAATCCTATGAGGATGTCTTTCAACATACTCACCGTGCTTG